ACGTGGACTTTACAAAAGAAGAGTAGTAGTATTCTTTAGGTCGGCATTAGGTATATTTATACTTAATACTTTTTTTAACTTACTAATAGTATATAGTAATACAGATGATAATTTATTTGTATTTGGAAGAGGAAAACTGAATGAAGAAGCCTACAACATTGAAGTTTGATGATGTTAATTATCCACAACATTATAATGAAGGGGGCATAGAGGCTATAGAAGCAATACAAGCTTCTATGTCACCCTTAGAATTTAAAGGTTATTTAAAAGGTAATGTTCTTAAATATGTATGGAGATATACATATAAGGATAAGCCTATTGAAGATTTAAACAAAGCTAAATGGTACTTAGAAAAATTAATAGGGTGTCATGAAAATATCATCTAGAATAATCATTGACTTAGAAATTGATTCTGAGGTATACACTATGCCTGTAGACAGTGATGTTGAAGAAGAAATGTCTGATTTTATTAACAATATTTTTTATGAGGTAGAAGGAGTAGACATTGCAAAAATCACAACACTACAAAAAAAACAAAAGAAGTAATATTGCTCCTTTAAAAATTCAATTTGAGGAAGGGCAAAGAGCATTTTATAATGGTAAGTTAAGAAATCCTTATCCTAGTTACCATATGAGATTTAAAGAATGGGAGCGAGGGTTTAACCTTGCTTATTTTAAAAACAAAGCTAAATTAAAGAGGAAAAGATAATGGCTATATACGACTTAACAAAACACAATTCTAACTCAATAGAGTTACCTACAGATTACCAAAGTTTTATACACGTTTCTAGATATGCTAGATGGATAAACGAAGAAAATAGAAGAGAGTCTTGGAACGAAACAGTAACTAGATATTTTGATTATTTAACTAATCGTTTAAACGAACAGAATAATTATGTACTAGATATAGAACTACGTAATGAACTACAAGACGCTGTCCTTAATTTAGAAATCATGCCATCTATGAGAGCTTTAATGACATCTGGTATAGCCTTAGATAGGTGTAATGTAGCGGGATATAATTGTTCTTATCTTCCTGTAGACAGTGTTAGGTCATTTGATGAATGCCTTTACATACTTATGTGTGGTACAGGTGTAGGTTTTTCTGTTGAAAGAAAGTATACAAAACAATTACCTACAGTAAACGAAGTATTAGAAGAAAGCGAGACAACGATTGTTGTAGGAGATAGCAAAGCAGGTTGGGCTAAAGGTTATAAAGAGTTAATACATCTATTATATTCTGGTCAAATACCTACGTGGGACTTATCTAAACTAAGACCTGCAGGTGCAAGGCTTAAAACTTTTGGAGGAAGGTCAAGTGGTCCTGATCCTTTAGATGATCTATTTAGATTTACTGTGGGTATATTTAAAGGTGCAGTAGGAAGACAACTAAAATCTATTGAATGTCACGATCTTATGTGTAAGATAGGCTCGGTAGTAGTAGTAGGTGGCGTAAGACGTTCTGCACTTATTAGCCTATCTGATTTACAAGATCAAGAAATGGCACTAGCTAAGTCTGGAGAGTGGTGGAATAATGAAGGTCAAAGAGCATTAGCTAATAACTCTGTGTGCTATAAAGAAAAACCTCCTATAGGAATTTTTATGAAAGAGTGGCTTACATTATATAACTCTAAATCAGGTGAACGTGGCATATACAATAGACAGTCTGCAATAGAGAAATCATTAGAAAATGGTAGAAGAGATTCTAATCACGACTTTGGTACTAACCCTTGCAGTGAGATTATACTAAGACCTTACCAATTTTGTAACTTAACTGAAGTAGTTGTAAGAGCAGACGATACTATGGCTAAACTAATTAAAAAAGTAGAACTTTCTAGTATACTAGGAACATTTCAATCTACTCTTACTGATTTTAAATACCTTAGAAAAATATGGAAAGATAATACAGAAGAAGAACGACTGCTAGGAGTTTCTCTTACAGGTATCATGGACTCTAAATTACTTAATGGTGCTAACGATCCTCATTTAGAAACTCGCTTAGAAGACTTAAAAAGGATTGCAGTAAAGACTAATAAAGAATATGCAGAGCGTTTAAACATTGAGCAATCTACCGCTATAACATGCGTAAAACCTTCGGGTACTGTATCTCAATTAGTAGATTCTGCATCAGGAATACATGCCAGACATTCTCAATATTATATAAGAACTGTTAGAGGAGATAAAAAAGATCCTTTAACTAAATTTATGATTGAGAAAGGAGTACCTGCAGAAGATGATGTAACACAGCCTGATAATACTACAGTGTTTAGTTTTCCTGTAGAATCTCCACAAGAAGCAGTAACTCGTGACGACACCTCTGCATTAGAGCAATTAGACTTATGGCTAAAGTATCAAAAATTTTGGTGTGAGCATAAACCTTCTGTTACTATTACAGTTAAAGAAGAAGAGTGGCTTGACGTAGGAGCTTGGGTATATAATAATTTTGATAATGTAGCAGGAATATCTTTTTTACCACATTCAGATCATACTTATAAACAAGCACCATACCAAGAGTGTTCTAAAAAAGAATATTTAAAACTATTAAAAAAAATGCCTAAAAGACTTGACTGGCAAGAGTTAATAGATTATGAAGTAGAAGATAGCACAAGAGGTGGACAAGAGTTAGCTTGCTCCGCAGATTCTTGTGAAATCGTTGATATAGGAGCTTAATATGACTAAAAAACGTGCAAGAACTGAAGATGGAAAATTTATTCCAGATGATCCAAATACCCCAGATGTAAATGAAGCATTTGTTGAACCTAATCCTGAAGTACCTCAACACTACGTAGTTGATATAACATTACTTAATGAGATAATTAATATTTTAGGACAACTAAACTATAAAACTGTGTTTCAAACTATGGAAAAACTTAGACAACTTCCTGCAGTTAATCTTACACCAGAAGAAGATAAATAATGCTTAGTTTGCTAGGTTCTTTACTAGGCTTTGGTAGTAGCTTTATGCCAAATGTTTTAGGTTTCTTTGAAAAGAAACAAGCTAACAAACAAGAGCTGTTAATGTTAGAAGCTAAAGCCAAGTACGCATCTGAACTTAGTAAACTAAAATTACAAGAAATAGATGCACAAGCAGATATAGAAGAGGCTAAAGGTATATATGCACATGCAGAAGCATTAGCTAAATCTAATCAGTCTAAATTTATAGGAGCTTTACAGGCTTCTGTTAGACCTGTTATTACTTATGCCTTCTTTATGTTGTTTGCTTTTGTAAAAGGTGCGTATGTAGTTATAGCAGTACAGGGCGGTGAAGATTTTTTAAAGGCAATACTAACAGCCTGGGATGACGAGACAATGGCACTATTTGCCGCAGTTATGGCATTTTGGTTTGGTAATAGAGCTATTAGTAAGTGGAAAAAATAAATGGTTGCTATAAAAAAACCTATAGAATTTAAAGATATGCAAGAAGGGCATAGTATGCTTATGCCTTTCGGACCACACATAGTTTATTCAAGATTACCTGAAAAAATTATTAAATCTTTAAATATGTATGTTGATGCAAAAATGCAACAGAAGAAAGATAAAGCATTAGATCATTCTGAACATCTTGTAGGTAAAGTTACACAAGAGTTTTTAATTGATGGTGATCAAATAAATAGAATGGCTGAGTTTTTTAATGGTGCATTTGGTGCGTATCATCAATTTTATTTACAAAGACAGAATCAAGCTCTACATCCAGATGCTAGATTAGGTATTCAATATGCTTCTGCTTGGGTTGTAAGGCAGTTTGCAGGGGAGTTTAATCCTGCACATATTCATACAGAATGTCAGTTATCCTGTGTAGGATATTTAAAAGTACCAGACCTAGAAAAAGAAGATGAAGAAGATTCTAAAAAACATTACCCTTGTAGTGGTAATATAGAACTGTTTCACGAAAGCTCTAACTTTTATCATAATGGTGCTGTACGAATACGACCTGCTGTAGGAGACTTTATTATATTTCCTTCTTATCTAACACACACTGTATACCCTTTTAAAAACACTGATGAAGAAAGAAGGTCTTTTAGTATGAATATAAACATAAACGTGGAGAAAGATAATGAATGAAGAAGAACTTAAAACAGCAATGACTAAAGCACCTCCTGCACCTGTACAAATACAAAAAAAATCCTGGTACAACGATGCAGAAGGATTTGATAAGTGGAGGGTATTTCCAAGACTTCTTATAAGTTTATATGGATTAATGTTTTATAAGTCTGCTATGTGGTTTATGACACTACCTGATCCTACTAATTCTCAGTCTGCTTTTGTATCTGTCATTGTAGGTGCAGGTGCGGCTTGGTTTGGTTTATATGTAGGGAATAAAAAATAATGGATAAGAAAACAGTAGATATAATAATAGGCTCTAGTACCCCTATACTAAAATTAAAAAAAGAACTAAAAAATGTTATACCTTATCTATATAAATATAGAGACGTTCAACAAGGTGCTAAATGTAGAGAAGTTATTACTGCAAGAATACATAAAATAGAAGATTTATTACAAGATATTTAAAACTTCTTTAATACCAACTAAAAAAGGTCATATTATCCTTAAACTCTATATAAGCCCCACACAAGCTCATACAGACGATTTAAAGGTTTTATGACCTTTCCTATTTAACTATATATAAATCTTTCTTAGAACTCATCTATGAGAACTTTTTTTTAGAAAACCTATTAAATTTTCTATATGACTCGTAAGAGGCATGTTATTAGAGTGAATATGGAACTTACCCCTATTAAATATTGCATTGACTATCTCCTGTGATATATTCACAGTTATACTCAATTTCTACTATTAATCAAATTAATTAATCTAATAGATACTATTTATAATATAAATTAATTAGCTAAAGGGTTATCGTTATTGCCAACATTATCTACTCTGTTTTCTGTCCTGTCTACTCTTTTTTCAAGACTGTCTACTTTAGTAGTTAGTGTAGCAATAGATTCTTGTAAGGGTGCAATGTTTACAGATTTAATCTTTTTCTTTTCTATGTTATCAAGACGTAAATTAAACTGTCCCCAGGTGTAAAAGCCCCCGCCTATAGCGGTGATGACACCTATGATAGTTATGTACTGCTGTAGCTTTCCTATTATGTTTTTCATGTTTATCTCCTTTCTAAAAATATTCCCATTGGTTGAGAATCCATTATAGTATATAGAGTGTTTAAACTGCTATTAACTAAATTTCCATATGCTTCGCCATTGTCCCTCAACATAGCATCTGCATATATCTGTGTAGGCTGATACCAATTTGTTTGATCTGGTATATCAGCTTGTGAGTAGTCACTAAAATTAGGCACATAATTCATATAAGCAATAAGGTTAGACTGCCCTTGAGAATCATATTCTCCTGATTGTTCTTGCTGTGCTTGTGACGTTTCTTGTTGTGCTCTTATATTACTAGCAACTACTTCTTCTGCTATCTGATCTGCTTCAGAAGAAGTCATTACAGACGATGTAACGCTTTGTATTTGGTTGTCCATAGTAGTTACTTGTACTTCAGCCATGACAGCAGAAGGTGTATTATCCATAGAAGGCATGGGTATAACTTCTATAGACTGTAGTACTGTATTAGTCTGTACTTGTGCTGAAGATATTTGAGCAGATATACTAGGTGAGTTAGATACAGAAACACCTCCACCTCTTGATGATACAACAGCACTAGAAGAGCTACCGCCTGAGTTCACATTTTGTGAGGTTTGTCCTGAAGATATGCTAGAGTTCACTATATTTGAAGTTGTTCTGTTTGCGGTATTAATATTGTTTCTTACTAGCTGTCTTCTTCTTTCAGACCTTTCTGGTCTATCTTCCTCTACTTCTTCTGGGCTTATCTCATCAATAGATTCATCTGAGATTTCTTCTTCCTCTTCTAACATCTCTTCTTCATACTGTTCTTCTATTTCTTCTCTCTGTTCTTCTTGTTCTTCAAAGTCTTCAAACTGCTCATCCCACTGTTCTCTGTCCATTTCATCTTCAAAATCAAAATGCTCATCCATGTGTTGAGCAAGCTCTACAAACTCTTCTTCGGTTAATCGTATCTCAGGTAAAATATCTATAGGCGGTAGATCTAATAAATTTTCTGGTCCGCCTATATCTATTTCTATAAGACTTAATGTTACTTCTTCACTACCAAGTAAAGCAAAATCCCCATCAAGGTGTATATCAAAATTATTATTAAAGTCTTCATATTCTATAGTATCCCTGTTATCAAATTCAAAATAACTATCGCTAATAGTCCCATCATAGTCAGTACCGCCACCATCCCTGCTGTCAGCACCTGTAAAAAAAACAGATGTTCCTGTATAAGTTTCTTCATCATTGAAACCATAAAATTCCTCCTCATCGTCATAGCCTAACAACATAGCGTCAGATAAACCTGAGCCACGTAGATACTCTTCATCGTCAAAACCATTTCCAAATTCATTGTCTAAGTCGTATACCTGGCACAATTCACTAAAGTCAGAATCAATTAAACACTCTGATGATAAGTTAGTAAAAGACTCATCAATAGCTGTACTAACAGACCAGTCGTCAGTTAATACGTAGCTTGTAGAATTGGTGTCTTCATAACGCAA